GTATTGGGGTGTCATTGAACCGCCGACAGAAAAACCGGAATCGGAACCGGAACCGCGAATTTACTCGTTCGCGGCAGCGCCGCTCACGCTATCATTTTCCGGATCTGCGGACTGCCACTTTGTGGCCGCGCGAGAACTCCAAAGAACGATCATCCCAAGTAAGAATCCGGTCTGGAGTCAGGTGCTGGAGGAAGACGACAGACTGGCGCTCGCAGGCGACTTCGTTGACTCATTGATTCTGTGAGTCACGGAATTCTTGGTTTTGCCCGTTGCAAAGCAATGCGCGGCAATTCTACGAATTAGCAGACACGAGGGACGGCCCGATGGAACTGGTTGGCCGCGACGACATCGAAGCGAGCTTTGCCGCTCGCGTGAGTCGCCTGACCAGCAAACACCGGCAGCGGCTGGTGGACCTGCTGGGCAACCCGCCTGACCCGTCGCGAGTGCCCGATAGTTTTTGGACCGAAGCGGAAGACGATATGAAACGCGAACTGGCCATTGTCTTACTGCTGATTTGGGGAGCGTCTGCTCGCCAGCACGGCCTTGGCGTGGACCTCGCGGAAGTCCAGGCAACTCGATACGCAATCGAACGCTCGCGTGAAGTCGGCAAGGTCTATGCCGAAACGACACGCTCCGCCCTTGCCGAGAAGGCGGCCAGGTGGCGTCTCGATCAAGGCATCACACGTGCCCAATGGGAGCGGGACATCGTGGCCGCTCTTGGACCGAACCGGGCGGCACGGATCGCCACGACCGAAACCACGCGGGCGCAGACTCAGGGCGGCGAGGCCGGAATCGGCCAGACTGTGGGGTTGAGCGGTCGCGACCTCTGGATCACTCGCCGCGATGGGCGTGTTTGTGAGATTTGCGAGCCATTGCACCGCCAACCGCGGAGTGTCTGGCAGCTTCAGTTTCCAACCGGGCCTGGCGACGACATTCATCCCTCCTGCCGGTGCTACATCCAATACTCAATTGTGCCGGGGGCGGTGTGAAGTCTATCCCGGCAATCTTCACCGAATTCGCAGAATTTCACGGTCAGAAGACCGTCATGTTCGGCTACCTCATTCCCAATCCGTCGGCCGAGCGGATCGAACAAGCAAAGCGTTCGCTGGTTGCTCGCCGCGTTCAGATCATTGATAAGTTCCAATCCATCAATTCCAGTGTGCCAGTCTGTTATGCGTACAACTGGCTCCCTACCGTCACTTGGCAACACGATCGCAGCGCCAAGGTGTCGGAACGAGGATGCGTGATTTCGTTCCACGACCTGACGGATGACGAAGTGGCAAAGGCACATAGTCTGGAGTTTGGTGACGTGGACGAGTTGCCAGCGCCAGTCATCGACGGACCCGGCGGTCAGTATCCAACTCTGGAGGCGGCGGCATGACCAGATTGCTTGAAACCGTCTATTCGCCCGACGCCAAGATCGACAAGGAAGCTGGCATCGTGCGCGGCGTGAAGCTCTTGGGCCGCGAGTCGAAGAACGGTCGCACGTACAGCGACAAGGCGATGGATGATGCCGCCAAGCTCTACGAAGGGACGGAAGTCAACATCGACCATGACCGCAAGGAACCGCACCGCGAGCGCGGGTTGCTTGAAGGTTTCGGCGTGGTTCGCGGTTCAACCCGCAAGACAGACGGCGTGTACGGCGACCTGCATTTCCTGAAAACGCATCCGGCCGCGCCGCTGTTCCTAGAACGTGCCGAACGATTCCCGCAAAACATCGGCCTCTCGCACAACGCCGACGGCAAGACGAGGCGCGAGAAGTCGGGCGAGATCGTTGAATCCATCGACCGCGTGAACTCGATCGACCTGGTTCGCAACCCGGCGACGAACCGCGGGCTGTTTGAGTCGTCAACCATCACGGCCCGCCAGATTCTCGAAACACTGGATGCCGACAAGGTTGCCGCAACGGGCCTGCTCGAAATGGCCTACGCCGACGCCCCGACGGGCGCGGAAGGCGATATGTCGAGCGATCAGCAAATGCTTCAGGCGCTGGAAGGGATGCTTGTCGCCGTGGTTCGCAACGGCGACTTGGACATGCCCGCCAAACGGAAGCAAATCGACAGAATCTTGAAAGCTTTCGATTCGCTATCCGATGGCGAGCCGGACGGCGATGGCGAACCTGTTCGTAACGGCGAACCGCCCGATGACGAATCCGAGGACGAAACCAAATCCGAGGGCGACAAGCCCAAGAAGGAGAAGCCAATGTCCGAAAGCGTGAAAACGGTCGTGAAGATCGAAGATTTCAAAGAAGTTCAAGAGAAGGTGAACTTGCTCGAATCCGAGAACGCCCTGCTCAAAAAGCGGGACAAGGCCCGCGGCCTGATGAAAGACGCGGGGCTGCCGGATGACGAGGTGCTGCTCGAATCGCTCGTTGCCCTGCCCAACGAAGCGGCGATGAAGAAACTTTGCGACCGCGAGAAGGAACGCGAAGCAACGATCCAGCGGGCGAGCAAGGTCAAGCCGTTCATCGAATCGACGCTCAGTCGCGAGAAGGTTGGCGAGTACCCCAAGTCAGCCAAAGATTTCGCGGCGGCGCTCCGGTAAGACTCGCCGCCGATCAAACCAGCAAAACCAATTTCGGAGAGTGACCGATGAAACTGCTCGAATTGCCCGATGAGGTGCTGCTCAATCGCCTCAACTTCGGTTTCAGCGATGATTTTGAGGAGTATGTGAGCGGGGACCGCTTCACCAGCTTGGCCTCGGACGGCGGTACGTCGGTGGCCGCTGGCAACCTTGAAAATGGCAAAGCGGTGGTCACCACCGGGGCCACCGACAACAACGAAGCTGCGATCAGCACAACGACCTCCCCGTTTAAGTTCGGCGAGGACAAGCCGCACGTGTTCGAGGTGCTTCAGCAGTATGCGGAAGCCGCCACCGATGACGCCAATGTTTTCAGCGGCTTCATTTCTGCGGCAGCCGCGAACACGATGGTCGATAACGGCGCTGGCCCGGCAACGACCTTCGATGGCTGCGGATTCTTCAAGGTCGATGGCGGAACGAACTGGAATATCGTCGTCAGCAACTCCACAACTCAGACCAAGGTGGAACTGACGGCTGCCAACTCTCTCGACAAGACAGCCAAGACGGCGGGCGGTGCGGCGCAGCAAAAGCTCCGCATCGAATTTCAACCGTACAGCGCGTCGAAGGGCGAGGTCCGATTCTTCATTGACGACGTATTGGTTTACAAGGTCGCGGAGTGGACCTTCCCAACCGGTGTCATGTTTGCCCGCACGTACATCAAGGCGGGCGGCGCGAATAGCGAAGTGCTCAACGTGGACAAGATCGACGCCTACAAGCGTCGGTAACAAAAAAACGGCTCCGGGGACTGCAATCCCCGGAGCCGCCAACAGACATCCGGGCACACGCCCAAATGCCGGCCTAGGAACCAGCATTGTAGCGTGCGGCCCACAACCAACGGAGCTTGCACCCAATGCCTACTTCCGTCATCGACCGGCGGCATCAACAGCTTCGCCGCCTCTACGAAGCTGCCGAACGGGACCGCAATCCGCGGCGGTTTTTCGAGGATTTGCGAATCGGGTTTGAGACGAAGGAAATCAAGCCGCACGAATTTCGCCTGCGCCCGCTATTTGAACAGTTCGTGGAGAACGGTCGCGAGTTGGTGGATTCGTGGAACCCGCAGCATGGCGGCGGCGTTAACCTGCTCGAAGCCGGTAGTGCCGTCGATACGTCGGCGTTCTCCAACATCACGGGCCAGATTGTGTACAGCGAGATTCTGGCCAAGATGGAGATGGAGGACATGGTTTTCTCCAAGCTGATTCCCACGGTTCCCACGCAATTCAACGGCGAGAAGATCGCCGGCATCGGCCGCATGGGCGACGAGGCGGAAATCATCGGCGAGGGGCAGATTTATCCAACCGTCGGCGTGAACGAAGATTGGATCGAAACGCCCGCCACCACGAAACGCGGCCTGATTGTGCCGGTCACCAAGGAAGCGATTTTCTTCGATCGAACCGGCGTCCTACTCGACCGCTGCCGTGAAGTCGGCGAGTGGCTGACCGTCAACAAAGAGAAGCGGGCCATCGACTGCTTCATTGACGAGAACAGCACCGCGCACCGCTACAAGTGGAAGGGTGTAGCCTACGCGACTTATCAGGCAACGTCGCCGTGGGACAACGTGACGGCAAGCAACGCCTTGGTCGATTGGACCGACATCGACAATGCCGAGCAAACACTCAACAACATCATCGACCCTCACACGGGCGAGCCGGTGGTCATCGGGGCGACCGACTTGGTTGTGACGAAGCAGCTTGAAGCGACTGCGTTTCGCATCATCAACGCGACCGAAATTGAGGTCACCACGCCCGGCTACGCGACCAGCGGCAATCCGACGGGGACGCTGGTGGCCAACCCGTACCGTGGTCGCTACACACTTCGCACCAGCCGACTCCTCGCGGCCCGCCTGGCAACCGACACGCATTGGTTTCTGGGCAACATCGCCAAGCAGTGCCGCTACATGGAGAACTGGCCGATCACGGTGGTTCAGGCTCCGAACAACAGCGAAGCCGAGTTCCAGCAGGACGTCGTGCAGCGCTTCAAGGCGAGCGAGCGCGGAGCGTATGTCACCGTGGAACCTCGCGTCACCACGCAATGCACGGTGGCGTAAATTCATTAGGGAATCAAGATCATGGCCAAGAGAGACGATCAAGAAGTTCCGGCAACTCCAACCGCCGTTGCGCCGGCAGTCGAGAGGACCGACAGCGACATTCGCCGCGAGAAGCAGTCCACCGCCAAGGAAACGGCGCGGGAGCGAGCCGCTGCCGCCGTGGGTCGCTACCGCGTGACCGTCGGCAATTTGACTGGCGAATACGACGCCCGCGACGCCCGCGAAGCGTGGGCGATGTTCTGCGACGCTCACAAAACGTGGCCGTCGCCGAAGTTCACTCAAAAGACGATCGAGAAGGTCGCGTAACTCGCGATGGCCACCTACGTCGAAAACTTGCAGGCGGCTCGCGAAGCACTGGCCGCCTCATTGGCCGCGAACGCCGGCAAGCCCGACGTGTCGTTCGATGGCGAGACGATCAGTTGGGGCGAGTTGTTCGACCGGATTGCCAAACTGGACACGGCGATTGCTTCCGGCCAAGGCCCCGTGGAGGTCGAAACGCAAGGATTGGTGTGACGATGCCCGTGGCCGACGACATGGCGACCTCCTACACCGTCGTCGAAGGCGTCGAAACGGTCACGCTGACTCCGCAGAATCCGGCTGCCGCGCCGGTGAACAACGTCAAAGCCAAACGGCGCGTTTTGAATCGCCAGGCAGTCCAACAGTTCGGCGGCGTGGTTGGCCTTCATCCCGACGACGTGCCGTTTCACCTCTGGGTCAGCACATTGGGCGGAGTAACACCGAAGCAAGGCGACCTCATCACCGCGGGGGGCGTCGTTTTCACCATTCAAGCCGCCAGCCTCGAATCCCTTGGTCAGCGCTGGCGATGCCTTTGCCGAAAGCAGGTGTAGCCCGTGCCCCTGAATGTTCCAACTCTGACGCTCGCCGATAACGCCAACGGCACGGGGGCCGTCGCGACGATTGCCGGCTCGACTGGCGGCACTACGAACACCGTCTATGCCGCGGCGTGGAACGGCGGTTTCGTGCCCGCGGCGTATGCCAGCTTCGGCAGTCGCGTCGGCGATGGAACGGTAGCGCTCGCTCTGAGCAACGGCTACCACTGGTCCTACGTGCTCAGCACGCTCGCGGGCGAATCCGCAATCTCCCTGGTCAAAGGCATCCGGGCCACGTCTGGCTTGGCGGCCATCTTCGATCAGTGCATGGATGCGATTGTCGCGAAGATTCAGTCGCTGACGCTCCCTTCGCCTTGGCTCGCAGCGAACGTCAAGAGGTACAAGGTCCCCTTTAACCGCAACATGCTGACCGACAGCGTGGCGGCGGGAATCTTCGTAGCCCCGGCCAACGAACGAATCGCCGGGGCCATGAACGATGCCGACGACTTCGGGCTGGGGATCGGCGTCACGGTGGCTCGCAAGGGGAACCAAGACCTGACGGCGAACCTCTCGGCGGAGTTGCTATGCCGCGAGCAAATCCAGAATGCACTCCTGCCGTCGCGAGGGCAGCCGGCATTGGCCGGCGTCGATGATGTGTACGACGTGCAAATTGAGCCGGGTCCGGTAATCGACCCCGGTGCATTCCTGGCTCAGTACGACATTGGCGGATTCACTGCCCGATGCATCAACCGCCGCAATCGGGAGTTCACGTGATGAGAACGCTCGATCCGATTGAGGCCAGCCAGGCCCCCGCCGAAGTCTCCATGCTCATCGCGGAAATCGTGGGCAACAGCTTTGAAGAGCCGCTCCGCGAATGCATTCCGGTCGCGCAGCAAGCGATGCGGGACAACTTCACCGGGAGCGCGACGCCAAGCAATGAGGACTGGCCGGCGCGGAAGATTCCCGGCGACGGCCATCCGCTGCTCATCGACACCGGCGCACTGCTTCAGGCGGCAACTGGCGGCGGGGCCGGAAACCTCACGTGGATCAACAATCAGGAACTCGCGGTGGGGGTGGACGGTGGAACGATCCCCTACGCCGCGACTCACCAATATGGCCGCGGCAACATCCCCGCTCGCGAATTCGCTGGGCTGCATGAGACAGCGGAAGACGAGTGTGAAAACATCATCGCCGATTACATGACGACCACGTTTTTCGGCGGCTAACACAAAGGAATTGACCGATGACAACTCCCGTGATGCCGTGGGCAACCGCCGTCGGAATTGGCACGGTCAACCCCGTTACCAAGCAGCTCGAATTCCTGGAATGCGGAATCAGTTACGAAGGGTCTCATGTCGAAAGCGTCGGCGTCCGCGGCAGCCGCTCGCATATCGCCGAGTCGGTCAACGACGGTCCGACGCGCGTGGGTGGGCCGCTGGTCCTGGAGCCTCGCCCTGACGACTTGACCTCCCTGTTGCCGTGGATTCTCGGCAGCACCTTCAGCGGCGATGTCATCGTGCTGGGGGACTCCCTCACCGATCGGTTTGTAGCGGTGGACTGGGGGAGTAACGGCGTCCCCGTCTTTTCGGGCTGCAAAATCAACTCGGCGGAGTTCAGTGCATCCGTCGGACAGAACCTGCGTCTGGCCCTGGACGTGCAAGGGAAGTCGCTTGTCGGCGGGGCAGTGGGAGCGGCGGGCACGTTCCCAGCAATCAGCGGCACACTGAGCAACCTCCAGCCGTACATCCTGCATCAAGCGACCGTCACGCTGAACAGCGTCACTCGCGAGGCCGACAACGTGTCGATTCGAGTGGATAACAATCTGGACCTGGGCCGGTATTTCAACTCGCGAGACCGGACGGAACTTCCATCGCAAGACGTGATGGTAACGCTGGCGCTCGACGTGCCGTTCACGTCCACGGACTTCGCTTTGTGGAATCTCGCCGTGGCGGGCATCGCTGGCAGCGTTGTGTTCACCAACGGCGGGCGGTCCATCACGTTTGCTTTCGCGAACCTGAAGGCCCCCGCTCAACCGATTGCGATTACCAGCCGCGGTCGCGAGCTCATGCACCGCTTGCCCTTCACGGCGTTCAGGACCAGCAGCACGGCCATTTTGACCGTGACGAACGACACTACCCCGTAACCCTTCCCCAGCCCCGCCGTCCACTCTGCCAGCGTCTAAGCGGTCACTGGTCACTGTCGGCGGCGGGGTGAATTACCAACCGCCAACCGCTTGAGAGGTTTGATCCATGTCGGATTTTGTGATCGAAGACGGCTACAGCGAGGAGGCGTTCATTGCGCCCGAACCCGGCCTTCACGGGCCACTGACCTTCACCTTCCGCCCGTTGCTGGCGCATCGTCGCGATGCCGTCAGCCGCAACGAAGGGGAGGCGTTTGCCAACGCCGCGGCGAAAGAAATGGCCAAGCAGATTAAATCGTGGTCAGCCACGGGGGCGGACGGCAAAGCCCTGGCCGTCAGTGAGTCGCATATCAAGTCCGCCAAGCCGCGGCTGTTTGACAAACTCTGGCTCATCGTCGCCGGCTACAAGGGGAGCGACGCGAAGGAAGCTCCGACCGATTTGGAGGGCGACGCAAAAAACTAGCGGCCGGACTGCGGCTCATCCTCTTTCATCCGGGTCCAGCCCGGATCGACTGCGGGGAGTGCCAGCGGTTCGTTCACGACATGGAAACGGGGGACGTGAAAACCTACCGGGCGACGGTCGATGGCGAGCGGAAAGAACTGCCGTGCGTGCGACCGGCGAACACGCTTCCCCCGTGCGGGACATGCCCGAAAGAGTCGCCGGAGAAAGCCCACGAGCACGAATTGAGCGAAAAGAACTGGCGGGCCTACGCCCACTACCAACAGGCTCGGGCCGTGGGACTGGACGAAATTGAAAGGCATGACCCAATCGTGCGACGGAACTTTGCGATCATCGACCCAATCGTTCGGCAGCAGGAGGCCCGGCAATCGGCCCGAATGACGGCGACGGAACTGGCCAGAGTGATTTCAGCGGCGAAAGCGTAACGAAATGAGGAAATGAGCATGGCAGCGGCAGCACGCGGCGGCGGTGGACGCGACGTGATCTTTCGGCTGCGCGTGTTCGCTGACCCGAAAGAGTTTGAGACGATTCGCAAGATGGCCGAGGAGATGGCCAAGGCCCAGAAG